CCTGATCTCTTCTCAGCTATTGAGACCAGCTCCCGCTCACTGACACCGCGTAACTGGATATTATATCCAGTTATATCGGACCCGCCGTCCAACAATTTTTGTTGTGGTAAGAATTTGATTACTTTATATGCCCGCTTACCATCTTTCCATCTATTAGCTTTTCGGTCATTAAATTTTATATTTTTATACAACACATCAACATCCGGTATTTCTTTCCCCCACCAGTCTATCTTTACCGGCTTCGGCTCATCGATCCATGTTGTCTCCAACATGCCGAATGATTCAACCTTACCCGGTACCCCTCCACCGCCAAAACTGACTGGTGTCATTGCCCACACTGTTATATTACTTATTCTTGTACTCGCTAGATCTGTAAAGCACATGCCTTTTACCTTTTGCCATGTACCTATTCTACTCACGAGTTTGGACCACCTGGTAACAATTTCGTTGGCCGGAATTTCATCCTTCTTCTCACCTATTGGACTGCCTATTACTAACGTTCCCACCACCCGTAGTGGGTACCCCGTTACTCTGCTATTTCCGTTTTTTCTAGTCCACACCCTTCTTAAAAACTCATCCCTATTTATGTCTACGAAAAATTTCTTTGGGTTTATTTCTATGTTATTGTCCCGATACGCAGTTAACATAGCTCCAGCCGCACCTATACCCTGTGTGTTTAAGAAGGCATCATCGCCTTGACCTGTGAAATCCCTGATTGGGTCTAGACCATACTGGTCTATTACATCCATTCTACACATTTCGACCTCTGCGAGGTTAATCATTGTATCGAAAAGTGCGGTCCAGAACCAACCCGACAAAACACCACCATTATATATTAAATACACTTTCTTCCCATCTAACTTCCTAACTACTACTACTGTACCTGGTCTTTCCAAGTATTTATATACTATATCAGCCACGATGTATACATCACCGTGTGCAGGACTGTGCTTTAAAACATACCTAATCCTTGCCATTGCTGTTAGTATTTTGAATTTCGATTTCTTCTGATCAAAGGCTGTTTGGTCCACAGGTACCCTCACACCCTTCACTTCAACAAATCTCCTGCCCCAGAAGTCGTTGTATTTGGCATCATTCCACGTTAATGGCGTGTCCCAATCTTTTATCAGTTGTGATAAATGATAGTCCAAATACTTCATCGCCCAATATCCGTCCATCTCCGCTGATACTACCATTCTTGCTTTCTTTCTTTCCCTTTTAACAAACGCCTTAGCCTGTACTGAATGTAGATTTAGTATCCTCCGTTTTACCTCCCCCGGTGTAGTGGCAAATAATGTACTCCACTTGGTCTTTGTTGTCCTCTTGATCTCACCATTGATCTCAACATCCATCGCTTTTCCCCCCTGCGCTGAGCCAGCTGTAGCCCAGTTCATCGGGTTAGCGCACCATTCGTCCAAGGATAATGTGTCTTGCAACGTTCCACCTGTTGGTAACACCTTCTCCATGGCCTTTGGGAACCTTTCCAACACGTGTGGGCTGTCAACCTTGTAAGACACCCACTCTTTCACCGCTTCCACCTGTTCCTCAAAAGGAG